TAGGTATTATAACAAAATATGGTTTAAATACAAAGGTAGTGCCTAATGTTAAACTAGATCAATTTAGAAAAAGAACAGCCAAGCGTTTAGGTATAGAATTAGAAGATCAACAAGAACCTCAAACTGAACTTGAATTATGATGTTAGATTTTGATACCAATACCTCTATTCAGGATTTTCTAAAAGAAGTATTGATTAATCGTTTTCCTAATGAGCCTATTAAGCAAACTATAGATGATTCAAACCCAAGTAAAATCAATATAGCTTGTCCAGTTTGCGGTGACTCTGAAAAGAAGCATTCTAAACGTAGAGGAAACATATATCTAGAAAGTAATACTTATAAATGTTATAATGATGGCTGTATGGTATTTATGGAGCTGGATAAATTTATCTCAAGGTTCTGTCAAAAATACGACCTATTTCCACCTGATATATTTGTAAAACAAAAAACAAAGTCAAATGTAAAATCAAGGAAAAAACTATCTTTACTTAATTTTTTAATTAATGAAGAGTTAAAAAATAAATTGATAGACCTGGATTATTTTACATATAGGTTTTCCTTAAAACCAATGGATGATTTTTCTAAAGAATCAGCTTGTATGGATTATATAAAATCTAGAAAATTACAAGACAGTGTAGGTTTTACAGAATGTTGTTATGAAACCAGTGATTCAAAAAAGATATTTATCTTTAACAAAGACAATGTGTCTAATAAAATACTAGGTTACTCGGTTAGGAGCATAGATCCTGGTTACACTGGCCCTAAATACAAGATGATGAATTATTCAGAAATAGACAGGGACATATCAAAACTAGGCATGTCCAGTTCTGAGTTAAATGAAATAGACTTTTTAAATAATATCTTTAATGTATTAAACATTGACTATAACAAACCTATCACTATATGCGAAGGGCAATTTGATTCAATGTTTGTTTATAATTGTATAGCATCAACAGGCGTAGGAAAAACCCAGGATACTATCTCGATGCTTTCTAGTGAAGCCAATATTAGAATCTTATTAGACAATGATGACGCTGGTAGAAATGAATCCATAAAGCTTATTCAGCAAGGCTATAGTGTTTTTATGTGGTCTAAACTTATACAAGATCTTAAAAAGGATTTTAGCGATAAAATAATCAAAGTAAAAAATATTATAGATATAAATGCTCTCTATGAATTTCTAAGTAGTGTAAATTCCAGTTATGATATAAGAGAGTTTAATGATACCCTTGATAAGTATTTTTCAAATTCCGCATTTGATATGCTGTATTTGTAAATAAATAAACAAAATAATTATTCTATAAATGGAAAAATTAGTAAGAACACTTGCAGATTTTAATAAACAAAAATTAGAGGAGGCTGAGGCTACTGAATTAAACTTGGCTGAAGCTATCATAGAAGATCTAGTTGATGCGGTTGGATCTGAAGAAGATGTAGAAGCTGCCGCTAAAGAGGCTTATGAAGATTTAAAGAATGCTTTTGAATCAGATGAAATTGAAATGATGGAAGAAGGTGTACCTGAAAATCTAGCAATGTCAGCTTTAGTTGTTAAATTAGTAGAGCAAGGAAAACTTGATCCTAAAAAAGCAGATGCATTCATTGGAGACAATGCAGACGATTAAATGTCTAAAGGTGATAAAAAACCCAAGAGTATAAAAGAAACGTTAAAACCTAGAAGAGGTAGAATACGTCAGGGCTATTTTGTACCTAAAAATCCAGAAAAATACGAAGGAGATGTTTCACAGATAATTTATAGATCCAGTTGGGAATATAAGTTTTTGAAATTCTGTGATGACAACGATAAAATATTAAAGTATTCATCAGAGCCAGTAGGCATTGCCTACTGGAATCCTGTTTCTAAAAAAACTTGCAAATATTGGATAGATGCATATGTTGTAACACGTGATAAGAATGGAAATCTTAAAAAATGGATACTTGAAATAAAACCTCTTAAATTTACTCGTCCACCTGAACCTATTAAACGAATGACTGAAAAACAAATGAAACAATATCTTAGTCATACCAAAGCATATCTTATAAACAGGGCAAAGTTTGAAGCAGCTAAAGATTATGCTGATTCCAAAGGAATTAAGTTTGGAATAATCACAGAGAATTTCTTATTCAACAGTCTTTAATAAAACTTTTTATTTAATAGTTGTTAAATACTATAGTTAATAATAGTATTATATCTAAAATTACTTATTAAATATTTACGTTATGGAAACATTACTTGACAAAAGAGACGAGAAACAAATTTTACAAGAAAAGATTAATGGCGTACTAGGCAACGCAGAGGTTAGGGTAAAACCTGTAATAGATAAGATTGAGAAAGAGTACAAAGAATCAAAAGATTTTTTAGCACCTTTAGGTAAAGATGGACTCTTGAAATTTCATTCTAACGGAAGCCTTAAAATGCAATCAGGAGAAGAGAGTTTAAGACTACATTCACATGCAGTAGGACAGGCTGGAGAAAGGTTAGGAATACCTACAGGTTATATTAAAAAATTAGCAACAGGACCTCAATGGCAAAGAGACTTAGCTGCAGACATTTTAAATGAACATGCTGAGTACACTGATAGGAAAAAGGTTTTAGTTAGAGCAGTCGGAGATGAAGTAAGAGGAATACTTTCTGATCAATACAGAAGACTTGATACTTTTAGCATCTACTCTAATTTCTTTAATGAGTGTCATAAAAAAGGAGCACAGATAGTTAGTGCTCATATTGATGCAACTAGAACCTATTGTGAAACTATTTACCCTGAAGTTATAGAGATACCTACTGAAAAGAATGGAACAGTTCACATGGTATTTGGCCTTAGAATATCTAATTCAGATTTTGGAGACGGAGCATTGCAACTTCAATCATATAGTATGCAAGTTGTTTGCTTAAATGGAATGACTAGAAATAACATGTTAAGGCAGGTTCATTTAGGTAGAAGACTTCCAGATGATCTTTCTTTAAGCGAAGAAACTTATAGATTAGATACTCAAACACAAGCTAGTTTAATAGGAGATTTAGTTAAAGCATCTTTTGATATAGATAATATAGAAAAACAGGCTAGAACAATTCAACTTGCTAGTGAAAGAGTTGTAGATATTACAAAAGAGTTAAATGGTTTAAAGTCTGGAGGTTTATATAAAAATGAGATTGAAAAGATCGAGAGTAAACTAATGGCAAACAGACCTGAAGATGGAGTTCAAGGAGAAGGAACCTTGTGGAAATTATCTCAAGCGGTTACTGCAGTTGCTAGAGATCATGAAAGCAAGAGAAGACAGAGAGAAATAGAAGATATCTCTGGAAAACTGTTTGACAGATTAAAAATTAAATAAGATTAATGGCAAAATCTTTAAGTGAAATAAGTAGAGGAGTCGATATACAAGACCCTTTTCAAATAGTGGAGTCATCTGGAATAGCGATGACTCCTGTTTTATTACCTGGACATTTGTACTATTTATCACATGATCCAGGTTTTCAAGTAAATCAAGACTTGATACCTTTTGATAGGCAGGAATATAATGACAATATAGGTGAAAAACTTAATATAACAAAGCGGCCATACTATGATACAATGCCAATTGGTATAGCTTTAAATTTAAATAATGAAAACTATTGTTCTATTTTGAATATAAAACTAATGTCTCCTCAATATAGAAGGCTTATATTAGAATCTTATTATATGTTAATGAACAATAAAAATAACTTTATAGATCCTTATGTTACTGATGATTTAAAAACAGTAAAAGTATCTATAAAAGACAGAATGAAAAGTCAATCTTATCTTGAACCATTCTTTGCTGTTACTGAATCTTTTATAAGCAAAGTTGTTAATGCTAATGTCAGTTTTGCAGTTAAAAACTATGAGATAAATAGTATAAAGAACGTTAGATTATTAGATTGGAACACTTTACCTAGTATTTATAATATGGGTATAACTAGTCAAGGAATAACATTTAACTCTAGAATAGGCGGACTGGCTGGAGTATTTGAAAGATTTGAATCTAAATTCTTTTAAAAGATATAAATAAAACCACACAATATAATGGCAGGATTTTTAGAAAATACAGTAAATAGATTAAGTAGCAGATTATCTGCATTAAGTAGATTTAATGTTAGACATGAGGATTTATTACTGAAAAATTCACAAGCAATAGGATTCATTGAAAGTCAATTAATGGCTAGAAGCAATGAACAATATGGTCAAAACGAAATGATGAGAATGTCAATGGCCATATCTGACACTACATCTCAATTAAGAACAAAGGCTGTTGCTTTTTTCCAACTGGATTATGCTATTAAACGTGAAAGACTAAGAGATATTGCATCCAATGGTGAAATAGAATTTGTATTAGAAACAATTACTGATGATGTAATTGTATATGACGATGAAAACATGTTCTGCCAGCCTACAGATCTTATAGGTAAGATGATGTATAAAGGAAATTCAAAAGAACAGAGATTAAAATACCAAGACAATGTTATACGTAAGTATAATGAAAACTTTCATAAGATATACAATGCATGGGGTTTCCAAGAAGGAATATCTGCATGGCAATATGTGTATCAATACTTAGTAGAAGGTCACTTAGCTTTTGAAATAATCTACGATAATCCTCAAAAACCAAGAGAAATTATTGGTTATAAAGAATTAGACCCTACGAGTATTGTTCCTCAGTTATCTAAAGATCAAAAAGGAAAACTATTTTTACAATGGACTCAGTATACTCCAAATAGTACACAAACTCGTACACTTACTGATTCGCAAGTAATATATCTTTCTTATTCTAACCATTTTAGAACCAAGCGAGTTAGTTTTGTAGAAAGATTAATTAGATCATTTAACCTTTTAAGAATCATAGAGCAGAGTAAAGTTATTTGGCACGTTATGAACGCACCGATAAGATTAACTACAACTGTTCCTGTTGGTTCTAAGTCTATCCAGAAGGCACAGGAAGACGTTAGAGAGTTCTTAAATATTCTTAAAGAAGATATTAACTTTGATAATGAATCAGGTGAAATAAAAGTGAATGGACAACCTAATATTTTGTTCTATAAAAACTATGTATTACCTGTAAATGATAGAAACGAACAAGTTAAGATAGAACCTTTACAATACCCTGGACCTAACCTATCTGGTTCAGAGTTATTGAACCATTTCCTTAAGAAATTAAAAATGGATTCTAAGATTCCATATTCTCGTTGGGAAGGTCAATCTGGAATGGGAGCATTTACTCTTAATGCTGAGGGTATTACTCGTGAAGAGATAAGATATAACAAGTTTATTAATAGAATTAGAACAACTATTCAAGAACTTATAACAAAACCACTTTGGTTACAAATGGAATTAGATATACCTCAGATTAAAGAGGATCATAAATTTAGAAACGCAATAGGTGTTACTTTTAACAATGATAACCTATTTGAAGAAATGAAAGAAAGAGAAGTCGCTAATAAGAGACTTGCTAGCTTTACTGCTATGAAAGGTGTAATGAATGATGATGGAACACCTTACTTCTCTACTGAATACTTAATCAGAAAAGAACTTAAAATGTCTGATGATGAGATTCAAACCAATAAAAATTATATTATTCAAGAAGAAGAGGAGAGGCAAGAAGCAGAAGCTGCTGAAAAAGCTGCTCAAGCCGCCGCTGCTGATATTGGAGGAGCAGCTGATGCTGGAGCCGCTGCCGCTGCTGCTGCACCTGGTGAAACTCCACCTGAAGGCGGAGGAGAAGTAATCGATGGTGGTGAAACTTCAGGAGAAGGTCAACTCTAAAATAATGCTTTACTTTAATGGCAAAGGGGTCTACAGGAGACATATCTTTCTTAAAAATGAAAATGCTTCAGTACGTGATTGAAGAAAAATACGAAAAAGCAGAAGTAATAAAAAAGTGGATAATAGAATTAGGAGGAGACCCTTGCTTAGATAAAATAAAAGAAAATGTTATAGCTAAGAAGGTTTAGTCGTAGAATATTCCAAATGGATTATCTCCATCAATGGCTATCTTTAATACAAAAACATCTCTGTCTCTTTCATCTGTAAATTTAGAAGGAATAACATCTATGTTTTTGGTTTTAGCAGAGGCAACATATCTCTCTATTTGTTCGTTAGCTTCTGTTGATAAACCAAATGGATCTGTTTCAAAATCAAATAGATATTTATTTACATCTAATCCAAAATCAGGTTCTCCCAATACACTGCCTTTTTCAGTTAGCAATGTCATCTTTACTTGGGAAATAGCCTCTTCTGTATCGTCTGATACTTGAAGTATTCCTTTTTTATAATTAGGATCTTCTTCTGATCTCATGTAAATATCTCTAATTGTCTTTGCCATTGTTTATTATATTTTTATTGTCTGTATAAGTAGATCCAATCTGGTGTGTTTTCAGATTTCATCATATCTTCAACTGCCTTTATTTCAGCCTCCGCTGTTGATGTAATAGATTCATAACTAATTGAAACATTACCTGGAAGAGTATACTTAAATGTTTGTAACATATGAGCAAGTCTAACTTTACATTTAGCTCTTATCCATCTTTGAAACAATTCATCTTCGTATAATTTATCTACCTCTACTTTTTTATAGAATTGTATAACTGCATCTATTTTAGGTGTTCTTCCAACGATAGTTAATAGCTTGGTGTTTTTATTATAATCATATGCTATAGTGTCTAATACAAGCCCTCTCGTTAAATCTAAGAAACTAAAAATAACTGTTCTATACATTATACTCTCTCCAATAAAAGGTGTTAAGAACACTTCTGAGCCTATAAACTTGGATTCAGAAAAGTCTCTATCCATTGTTCCAAAGATAGAACCTCCTGTTGGTTCTTTTACTTGTGTAACAAATTGTACACAATCAGGTAATTGTATTTGTCTGATTTTAGCAAATTGCTTTGACTGAAACATCTCTTTAGGTAAAGTCATATATCTAGGTTCAACTGCGTGTCTCCAGTTATCCCAAAAATATCTTGCTGCAATATCTAATTGTCTCTTAATCTCTTTTTCTGGTAAGGAATAGGGCAGCATTCCTGAAAATGTAATTTCCTCATTAATGTCCTTTATCAATTCTTCTTCAGTCATCTTATAATTATTTATTTTAAAACTACTATTGGTTAGATCCAGGTCCGTTTCCAGACTTTTCATCACTGAACCTAACAGTTTTAGTATCTATACTTATTGTGTTATCGTTTTTATTTAGCTTAGCCAACGCTCGTTGATTTTTCTTATTGGATATTTCGTCTTTTCTGCCTGCCCTGTCTGCTGCATTAAGCTGTATTCCTTGTAAGCATTTCTCTTTCATATTCTTTTTCCAATCACTATGGAAAATAAGATTAAGAGCTCTAGATATATCTACCTCTTCAATGTCTCCTGTGTTATTATAAGGATCTCTTGCCAATTTTTCATTAGCAAGCTCTTGTGCGATCGCCATTATTCCAGTGTATAGATTAGCTACAGTGCTATTTACCATACCGGAATAATTAGTATTGTAAACCACATTATCTTTCTCTTCGTTTAAGAAAGACTCTATCTGTTTAATATGTTTACTATTATGCTTCATTAGCTTCTTGATCTTCTATCTGTCTAACTTTTTCAATCTCTATGTCTAATTTAGAGATTTGGGTTTCTATCTGAGTTTTTTGAATATCGTCCTCAGTCTG